TAATGGAGAACGTGTTTACTCATATATATGAAAGTGCACAATGGGGAAATAATAAAAACGACAATTATTCAGGCAGCAGTGGAGGTGGGAGCGAAATAGATTATAATGTACCATTTATAAAAATGTTAAAAAAAATATTACACGTTGAAAAAATTCGACATATTGTCGATTTAGGTTGCGGAGACTTTAAAATTGGCAAGTTGGTGTATGATGATATAGACGTTTTATATACTGGTTATGATTCATACAAAAAGGTTATTGCGCATCATAAAACTCAATATCAAGAACCAAAATATACTTTTAAACATCTCGATTTTTATACAAATAAGGAAAGTATTGTAGAAGGAGACATGTGTATACTAAAAGATGTCTTACAGCATTGGACAACAGAACAAATCTATATTTTTCTTGATTATATAATAGAAAGTAAAAAATTTAAATGCATATTAATGATTAATTGTTGTAATCAGAAAGAAGATAACCAATATAATTATTTGGGAGGAACACGACAATTAAGCATAAATTTTTTACCATTAAAAAAATATAATCCAATTAAACTGGGGCATTACCATACCAAAGAGGTGTCTCTTATTAGGATAATATAAGTCACAGGGTTGAAGACGTTAGGCTGTGTGGGACACTATGGCACCGACAGCCTGTGGTGTAAACGATTGCTCTTTATTTACACATATGCAAATAAAGTAGCTTATTAGGAAGTTTGTTTCAGTTTATGTACATCTTTATATCGATACTTCCCATCCGTCGTAATACAGATACACACGCTCTACCAATTCAGTATTTTCTTCCTTCTCGATGCGCTCTACTTGCTTATTGACCTCCGCAATGAGTCTATCGAAACGCGTTTCCAAAGCCGGGTTGTGTCGTGTTCCGTCAGGCGCATAGAATCCATCGGGATTGAAGCGGATATACACCCACTTACCACTGTGGGCCATGTAAAGGTCGTCGTACCTCGTCTGCTCGTCCATGTCATCATATGACTTGTGTTGGTTTTCGTCAGTCTCGATCGCCAAGAGTGTACCCCCAATGAGCTTACGGTGATCAATGCGCCGCTTGATGGTACAATCGCAATGGCTCGTATACATGGCTCGATCGTGGACAAATCCTTCAAAATGCTCGTTGATCATGTTCTGTACGCGTAGCTCCTTAAGATTGGTATTGATTGACAACGTACGTGGATCATCTGGGAAGTTTTGTCGAAAGCATAGTGTGCAATAGTTATCATATTTTGGGTTTGCATGACAATAATATGGACAAATATCATCAGAACAGGTAATTGCGCCGGGACATACCTTATGTTCAATATAAATTACATTATATGGTTTACATGTTTGACAAAACTTTTGTTCGGTACCAGGTATTTTGAATGATCTGCGTTTTCCGGATCCACACTGACATGGCGTAAACCTGCAATTTATATCATTTTCTTGTTTACAAGACGTACAAGAAGAAGGGTTAGATTCGTCGGGTTTTCTATAGATCATTCGAGAACCACTTCCGCAAGTACATAACTTATATCCATAATTAATGTCTTCATCATTCTTGCACTTGGAACAAGCATAAGGTTTGGTTTCGTCGGGCCTTCGAAATATCATGCGCAACCCACTTCCACATTTGCATTTGGAATTACGGATATCAACATGACAATCTTCTTTACAATCCATGCATTTGGATGGTTTGTCATCATCAGGCAAACCAAACGTCATTTGTTTCGTGGACCCACACTTGCAAAAGGTACCGCGATTCATAATCATATCTGTTGTACGACATTTGCTGCAATGGGTCGATGTTTTTGCGTCAGGTAATCCGTAAGAAGGTTGGAGGCCTGAATCACAGTTCTTGCACCGACGCCCGGATACATTGATCATACCTTCTAATTTACATTCGGTGCATCGTTCGCCTGATTTCTTAGGCGGGAATGCAAACGAAGGGACCTTTCCCGAGTCACAATACTTGCATACTCGTTTTGTTTTGCTGATATAGTCTTTTTGTTTACATTTTATACATGCACTGGCCGTATTTTCCCCTGGTTTAATGTAATTAACGGGTCTTCCACTTCCACATGCACACATTTCTTTCTTTGGACGATTTGTCATTCTTATAATATATGCCCAGGTATATTTATATTCATTTCATCGCTAAATATTATAACATTATATCTACTTGCACTCAATAAACAATATACACAGATGACATGCAGGTATCTAACACAAAATATGGACATTGACCTGCGACCCGAAACATATCAGCCATCCATGAATGAAGATGGTGGATACATTGATTCTATGCCCAATTTTAAAAACATTACAAACGGTGTGATATGCCCTTGCTCCACGAGCGAAAAGGTATTTTTATCGAGAACCAGCTTTTCTACACACATGAAGTCAAAAAGGCATACCAAATGGCTCAGCGAGATAAACAACAATCGTCGCAACTACGTTGTTGAAAACGCCAATCTTAAGGAAACTGTAAAATACCAGCGTATTATCATCGCCAACTACGAAAAAGAGATTCGTGACCTTAAACAACGTATGTCCAAATCCCTATACGACATAGACAATACCATTAATCTTCTCGATATCGACGAGATTGACGACTAATGAAAATCGACTGTATGCACCATGTCCTTGTACAATTCCAAAATTGAACCAATATAGAGCAAAATATCTAAGCATATAGCAACACAACATGTCACACCAAATGCAAAAATCTCGAATCATTGGAATTCAGTTCGGGATGCTCTCCCCCGAGGAGATCCGCCGAAACTCCGTTGTGGAACTCGTGTCCAGAGATACCTATGCAACTAACAACCGTCCTCGAGTGGGCGGCCTCTTCGACCCTCGTATGGGTGTACTCGAACCGGGGCTAATATGTCCCACTGATGGTAAAAACTACATCGACTGTCCTGGCTATTTCGGCCATATTGAACTTGCGCGCCCAATCATCAACGCCATGCACCTCAGGGATATCCTCAAAATCCTCAAGGTTATCTGTCTACGCTGCTCCAAACTGTTGATCTCCAAACAAGATCATCTACATGCACTCAAAATGCCCGCTTCTGCTCGCTGGCAATACGTCATCTCAAATGTTGCCAAAATCAAGAGCTGCGGCGAGAAGCACAAGGACGGATGCGGCTGTCTCGTCCCTAAAATCGAGCTTGATGGCATGACCACCATTCAAGCCACTTACCCAGTAGGAGACGAGCCCTCCGCTGCAACCATCATCGTCACACCCGAGATGCTCATCAAAATATTCAAACGTATCTCCGATGAAGATGTCAATTTCATGGGATTTAGTCCCATATTCTCCCGTCCCGAATGGATGATCTTCACCGCACTGCCTATTCCACCACCTGCCATGCGCCCTTCTGTAAAGCATGATGCTCAGACCAGAAGCGAAGATGATGTTAGCAACCTGATCTCAAATGTCATCCGAACCAATCTGGAACTCAAAGCAAAACTCGAAAAGGAGGATGCTGATCCTCGTGCCATAGAGGGTCTTACGAACGTTCTTCAGTACTTTGTCGCGATGATTGGCAATAACAAACTCAGAGGAAGTGCTCCTATGCAACAACGCAGCGGACGCGTTTTGCAGAGCATCTTCGATCGTCTCAACTCCAAGTTTGGGCGTATCAGAGGCAATCTCATGGGAAAACGTGTGGATTTCAGCGCACGTTCGGTCATTACGGGCGACCCAACCCTCTCTATCCGCCAACTTGGTGTCCCTCTCAAGGTGGCCATGAATATCACCAAACCGGTAATGGTGAATGACCGCAACCGCGCCTTCCTTATGAAGCTCGTCCAGAATGGGCCCGAGGAACATCCCGGGGCCAAGATCCTCGAGCGCAAAGGCGGCGACCACATCTCCCTGAGGTACGTCGACCGAAACGCCATCACCCTCGAGAATGGCGACATTGTGCACCGTCACATGATGGACGGCGACGGCGTTCTATTCAACCGTCAACCAAGTTTGCACAGAATGTCCATGATGTGCCACATCGTAAAAGTCATGAAAAAAGGAAATACTTTCAGGATGAATGTGGCAGATACCAAACCATATAATGCTGACTTCGACGGCGATGAGATGAACATGCATATGCCACAAAACCCCGCAGCGGAAATCGAGCTAAAACAGCTCGCCCATGTTCCATTTCAAATGGTCAGTCCGGCGAGTGCAGCACCCATTGTGGGGATTTTCCAAGATTCTATGCTTGGGTCTTACCGGTTTACGAGACCGGATGTGAAGTTCTCGCCAAAGGATGCGATGAATCTCATGGTAACTGTTTCGGATGTGGATTTGTCAGCCTTCTTCAAGGAGGATCGTGCTGTCAATAACTTCGACATGATCACACAGATTATGCAGCCGATTACCCTCAAGTACAAGACCAAGCTATTCAGAGATGGTGAGGACTACGAGACCACGAACAATGTTATGGAGATTGTGAATGGTAAATATGTACGTGGTCAGATGGAGAAATCTGTATTGGGAAGTGCGTCGAAGGGTATTATCCACCGCATCTTCAATGACTATGGGTCATCAAATGCGGCCAAATTCATCGATAATCTGCAGGACATCATCACGAAGTACATGACGACCAGTTCGTATAGTGTGGGTATCAGTGATTTGCTTGCAAACAGACAGACCAATGAGCGAATTGTGGAGACCATTACGGACCAGAAGCAGCAGGTCAAGGGACTCATCGACAAGGTGCATATGGGAATTTTCGAGAACAGCACGGCTAACACGAACATCGCCGAGTTTGAAACCCAGGTCACGAACATTTTGAACAAGGCCACGGAGCGTGCGGGCAAAATTGGTCGCGAGTCTTTGGACAAGTCGAACCGTTTCCTGATGATTGTGGAGTCGGGAGCCAAGGGCTCTTTGGTCAACATCTCGCAGATGATTTCGTGTGTGGGACAGACGAGCGTGGAGGGCAAGCGAGTACCTTACGGGTTCCAGGACCGCACGCTTCCTCACTTCAGCCGATATGACGACAGTCCTATGGCGCGCGGGTTCATTGAAAATTCCTATATCACGGGTCTCACGGCACCCGAGCTCTTCTTCCATGCAATGGGTGGCCGTATTGGTCTTATTGATACGGCTGTCAAGACGTCACAAACGGGGTACATTCAGAGGAGACTGATTAAGGGTCTGGAAGACCTTAAGGTGGAATACGATATGACGGTCCGCAACAACAAATCGAAGATTGTGCAGTTTGCGTATGGCGAAGACGGGTTTGATGCCACCAAGGTGGAGTTCCAAGCCCTCCCTCTTACGGAGATGACCACTGAGCAGATCTACATGCATTACGACATTGTTGGGGTGCATGAGAATCGCAAGGGTATCACCAGTATTTACACCAAGGGTGTCCAGACCCGGATGCGCAAGCAGACCGACAATGCCCGGGCAAAATGCAAGGAATACATTGATATGATGATTGCGTTGCGAGAAGGTATCATTGATAAAGTGCACGATTCGCGTGGCGAGAATGGCGTCAAGGTACCTGTCTCGTTCCATCACTTGATTAACAATGTGGCAGGACAGATGAACCTGTCACCCACCAGTACGGTTGACATTACGCCCCTTGAGGCATTCGAGTTGATCGAGCATTATTATCAGCGCATACGTTCGTTCCATTACTCCGAGGAGAATGATTTGTTCCGCGCCCTCTACTACTTCTATCTCACGCCACGCACGCTTCTTGTGATGAAGCGCTTCCATCGTGCAGGGCTCGTGATGCTCTTGGAGAATGTCATACTTCGTTATAAGGAGGCGCTCGTGCATCCGGGAGAGATGGTAGGAGTGATAGCGGGACAGTCGATTGGTGAGCCTACTACGCAGTTGACTTTGAATACGTTCCATCTTGCTGGTGTTGCGTCAAAGTCGAATGTAACTCGTGGTGTACCGCGTATTGAGGAAATCCTGCGTCTCACAAAGAATCCCAAAGGCCCTTCGCTGACGGTGTTCTTGAACAAGTATGAACAAGAGGACCGCAAAAAGGCAGGCAATTATGCATCCATGCTGGGACACACCTCGCTTGGGAATATTACCAAGCAGGTACAGGTGTGTTTCGACCCCACAGATTCGGTGATCGACGCGGACTCAACACTAATCAGCCAGTATAACGAATTTGAGTCGCTGATGAATGAATGTGCCGGTGATGATGCAGAGGAGACATTTGACAAGTCCAAATGGGTTATTCGTATAGAAATGGATGCGGACAGCATGTTAGATCGCAATATCAGTATGGACGACGTACACTTTGCCATCTCAAATGCATATGACTCGATGGTACAGTGCGTATATGCAGATTACAATGACTCTAACCTGGTGTTCCGACTCCGTGTGAGCAATACTCTCTTCAAGAAGAGCAAGCAGAGCGCACTTGAAGACGATATCATTCCGATGTCGGACGACCTCTATCTTCTTCGCAACTTCCAGGAGTCGCTCCTTAATTCAGTGGTGCTCCGCGGTATTCCAAATATCAAGAATGTCAATGTACGTAAGATGCAGAACTATATGGTGGAGACTGACACCGGATTCGTCCCCAAGGACATCTGGGTCATGGATACAGCGGGCACCAACCTCCTCGACGCACTTGGGCTTGATTACATTGATCCCTATCGCACGGTCAGTAATGACATCAAAGAGGTGCACGAAGTCCTTGGTATCGAGGCAGCGCGGCGCGTCATTCATGATGAATTTGTGGATGTCATGGAATTCAGCGGTGTAAGCATCAATTATCACCACCTGAGTCTATTGTGCGACCGCATGGCACTTACCAAGAATCTGGTGTCGATCTTCCGTTCGGGCATTCTTAATGATGACATTGGCCCTATCGCCAAGTCAACATTTGAGGTCCATACCGAGGTGCTTCTCGCGGCAAGTCGTCATGGCGAGTTCGATGATGCACGCGGAGTATCCGCAAGTGTCATGTTAGGTCAACTGGGCAACTATGGTACCGGTATGCACAGTATTCTGTTGGACATGAAGGAGATACAAGGACAGGAAGGGGAATTATACGAGAAGAAGGACTCGCGTAAGAATGTCGAGGAAGCACTTGCCGCGCGCGACGATGCATGCGAACGCGATGTCCAGCTCAAGAATCATCTTCATACGTTCACCTCGACTGACGTGGACTGTGTGGTTGAAGATGATGGATATGAGATGGACTTCTGAACAGGTAAGAAAACAAGTATTAGCATATCATAATAACTCATCATATAGAATTTTTTCCACATCTATATTAACCAATACAGATGTGCGACAGACTGATGTCCATATTTGGGTTTGTACGAAAAAAACGAAGAATATCATGGGAACATGAGCGGCATATCAACATGATGAAAAACCGTACACCAAATATAGCTGTATTCATACCATACCACGTGAATGATCCAAACGAGTTTGACATGGTATATGAATCTATGCTGTCAATTGCGGATCAAACAATACGTTATCCCGTTTATGTTTCATTGAGTTTTGATACAGACGAGGTACGTAAACAATTCCAGTGTTATTGGACATTGAACGGGCTTCTTGATGGAGATTACACCGGTGCACTGGGACCGTATGACAGTACGTATTATGTGTGGAGTCATTTCCGATTGTTTTTTCACGAGTCATCCAAGACCCGATTCCAACACCTTCAGTTCCTCAACCTGAATATCACGGTGGATTATATTGTATTCGCGGACATTACTGAGATATATGCTCTTGATCGACTTGCAATTATTAAGCGATATATATGCAAAACGAGTCAGTCTGTGTTTACGGAAAAGTATGCTGCAGACGACTCATGCGCATTTCTTCGGTATACAAATATCATCATGAAACAGTCGCATTTTTCGACATTTCTACGGTTGGCGACGGCACATATCGAGCGCCTGTTTTGCGAATATTTGTTTGTTGAGTACACATTACGGTGTTTTGAGAAGATACCCAGTATTAGCCCGTTGGTACAAGTTCATGACAAACACGCTGCGTTTTCGCATACCATATCCTTACTGGTGCCATTCATTGAACAAATGCCAAAAATCAGTGTAAAGAAAACCCAGTATTGGAAGCAGTATAATCATGAATTAGAAGAAGTATTGTTTGCGGCTATTGCGATATGCCCCAGCACAGAATATGTTAAGACACTGAATAGCATACCCGTAAGAAACATGACAATGCATAGTTTATTGTGTGAGACCAGTTACATCAATCTGTACAACCGTTTTAAAGAGATAAAAATAGATCTGACTGCATTTTATGAAAAGGCAAAAAAGGAGCAAGCTCCTTGTGATTGCAAAGACAGATTAGAGCGAGTTACGGTATGAATCAATCCGGGTCATGGTAGATTTAAAATTTCCATTGATGGTCTTAAGGAATTTGCAGGTTGATCCGAGCAAACGATCATAAATTTCCAATTCAATTCCGGTTGTTTTTGCCAGGCGTTTGTTGATTTTTTCGTCGAACTCGGGCGTATTCGGGTCGGCGTTTGTATGTTTCAATACATGGTTGACGGCTTTGTTCATGATCGTTTGTATGAGTCCTCGATATGTTTTGGTAAGTTCGATGCCAACGATCATCATATCACGATTCTTAATATCAACATTTGCAAGTCTCGTGCGCTCGCGAAATCCGGGTTCCTTCATGCGCTTCTTGTGAGGGCATCGTTTGGTTGGATGATCAGTGTGTTGACAGGTCCCACATGGCTTATTTTTGGGATGCAAGCTCGTATAGTTTGTGCGACACATAGGGCACGTGCCTGGCTCAATAGTGAGGTTGAATTTTTCCGACCATTGAACAATACACTGTGCACAGAACGTATGTTCGCAGCTGTCAATTGATGTTTCAGAAGCGTATGACATAGGTTCGTAACAGATGGAGCAAGTTTTTTCGACGGGGGCTTTTTTGGTTGCCGGTGCCTTCTTGATCACAGCTACTTTGTAACCTGATGGAAGTTTCCAAAGATGTCCAATGCCTCCGGAAAGAGGATCCGTAACCTTGATTGGTTTCCGGATGACTGCCGCGCGCCACAAGTTTTGGATGTTAGTTGTATTCATGTCTGTGTGTTAGTATGTTTCTTTTGTATACATTAAGTTTTTGTAGTCATCCTGTTCAATTTTACGTGAAAAATCAATAACAACAAGCATTATTGATTTTATTGGTCATTATCAAATTACTGGTAAAATGCATTATATGTTTTTGCAAAAGACATTATTGACATCATATTCGATTCATAGCATATTGGCTCGCGGCTCTCAATAGACAAGCTACGTTTTGAACCTTTCTTCTTCCTCAACCCGGGATTTGTGGGTTCCTTCTTAGCAGGCAGCTTCATCACAACAGCCATTCGGTAGCATTTTGGCAGTTTCCATAGATTCTTGGGTATGCGCACAGTTGGTTCATTGGCGGGTTTGCTCTTTTTTGGCAAGACTTTCCATATGCGCTGGATGTTTGTGCTGTTCATATTGTTTGCTGGTATGTATTCTTGTTTTGTATACAATAAGTTTTTGTATACAAACCACTCAATTTTATCGTATACTTCAATAACATAAATGTATTATCATGTATAAGAACATATAATGGGGTTTACAGACAAGATGTGTTACGAAGTTGCAAAGGATATCATATATAAGATGTTTTGGCCGAAATACGTGACCATAATTGATCCTGGTCTATCTTGGTACAAAAACCTAAATAATTTCTTGGTAGACGAATGGGATCGTCTGCAAGAGGTAGATGAATCTAAATCTCAGTTTGACGAAGAGGAGGAGCATATGATCATACGAGACGCAATGGAGATGCTATTAGATAGATTACAGGTCGATGAAGATGGGTTTGAGGAAACGGAACAAGAGGTAGATTGGATGAAGTTTGATGATATCATTGGTCATTATATGTGTAACGCATAATGACTGCATTGGTCACCTCCTCCTTGGATGTCCGAGTCCATCAACGGGACGTATGGCAGCAATGGCGGATCCGCCAGTCAAACGTTTCATGGCATTGGTGATACTCCCAATTATACTGGGCTTGGGTTCATATACGGGTTTCAACACAATGCCGGTTGGGTCGACTGCGTCGTATGACATATCTTTGGGATTTGCTGGTTTTTCCATGGCAGGATCTATGGTCTATGCTAATATTTTTATCGGTTGCGGTTCGGACGACCATTGCTGCCTATAGGACGAATGCGGCCCATGCGCACGCCATCATCATCATCATCAAATGGGTTTTTGCTACTACGAGTCGGGCCGTCGTCGATAGGATTACTTTCATATGTGTCGTACCTTGCAGCTGTTTTGTTGTTTATATAATGACACTCAATAGGTCTTCCTGGATTGCATGAACGCTCGTCTTCGTCATTGTCGCTGTCATATGCAATGTCTCGTTGTCCCTTTAACCCTCTTTGTTGTTTGTTGGGTTTGGGTGTTGTTGGTTCATTGTCTGATTCAGACTCAAATTCATCAGCCGATTCCATAGTGAGATCATCCTTTGTCGCGTTTTTCGACATGTATATAGTATTATACGAATAAAACTTGGCAATACACATTATACGATATAAAGTTTCCCAGACAGTGTAAATAAATGTTTCCTATGTTACGTTCTACACCATATACCCCAGTAAAAAACAAAATCGTGCCCCCAAGGATTGAGATGGAGGATATACGCACAGATTTGGACAGTGCGTTTAAGATGGAACGAGATATCGAATCAGGTGAGCTCATTGAAGAAGATGACTACCCTTACGAGAGGTTCGAAATACGACATGCTGTACCATTTGCCATTGTACTGTCATTGTTGCTATTTATTGGGCTATATGTTGATACCCCGGGTATGATATTATTACCTTCACAATACCCCGTTGATTGAATCGTATATGTGTATGCGCGTCAAATCGAGATAAACAGTTGGGATATGTAATCATAATGACAGATTTATCTGAAAATGATCTTGACGCTCTTGAGAATGAGCTCGACGATACAGAATCGCAATTGAACCCCGGGTCCAACCACAACGATGGTGTTTGTGACACACCGGATCCACAAGAAGGATTCATATCCATACCTGGTAGGCGATACACCTTCAAGAACGTGGACGATCACTACTTCAATATGTTTATTGACGATGCACAAAACAACTCCATGATGTGTGATGTTCTTGCACTATACTCGCGAGGACAAAAAATTTTATACACGGAAGCCAAGACCTTTTGCGAGCAGCGTCTAACGGTTCTCATGTTACCATCCATCTTTCTTACCATATGCTCGGGGATCCTTGCTGTATCTACCAAGTCTTATGAGTACGGAGAGATCATTGTGAGTGGCGTAAATGGCATCACGGCATTCCTGTTGGCAGTCGTTAATTACTTGAAACTCGATGCTCGTGCGGAGTCACATCGCGGATCTGCCTATCGGTTTGACAAGTTACAAACGTTCCTTGAGTTCAGTTCTGGGAAAATGATGTTTGTTACAGAAGAGCATAAGAGACTTGGAAAAATTATTGACGAGACCGAAACCACAATTCGTGACATCAAAGAGACGAATCAGTTTGTGTTGCCCGAGCATATTCGCAAATCATTCCCGCACCTTACATCCATCAATGTATTTTCAGAAATAAAGAGATTTCTCATTGAAGAACAACTCATCATAAAGGATGCAAGAGACTTGATCAACAAATTAGTAAATCTCCCAGAATGCGATCCCAACAGAGAAGACCTGGCCAAGCAATTGGCCAAGAAGGAGACGGAAATTTTGAAATGCAAGAATTCGCTTAGTGAAGTCAATACCAAGATCTCCAATGAGCTGAAAGCATATTTCTCTCGCCGGGAAAATCAGATAGGGTGTATGAAGGTGTAGACCAATAATTGACATATTTTATGAATGTGTCAATTACAAATCTTTTATGGAGAGACGGACAACGTCTTCGCCGAGGATATCTGACAACACAAACGAGTCGCGAAGAATGCTATATTTATTTGCACCCGCTTTGTTTTCACTGTACATGAAATAATGGCGATGTGTTTTTGTGCGGTCGCCCAGTGCTACGTAACGGCTCTTTCCTGGAAGCGTGCGCAAAGCGGCATTGGCATATAACACAACTCCTATTTGCAGTTTGTCAAATAACATGACCGCGTCGAGGTCACTGAAATAGTAGTCGTCGCGAAGAACCGCAGATTCCATGGTTTCGCCCTCCTCTACTGCATTGATGAACCGCTCCTTCCCTTGTGATCGCCATATCCGCAATAGATTGACTTTATTCGAGTGCGATGCATATTCTCGCGACAACAGCTCTTTTATTGCCGGAACAGTCATTTCGATATTTGTGCTTTTTTGTATGATGTACTGGGCCACGGCATAGCTACATACCACATCATTTGAAAACTCAATTTCCTTGCTGTTTGCAGGAAACAGCGTTTTCCACTTGTTTCGAACGTTCGGGTGTATTCGTTCCACGCATACGTAGTTATCTGCGTCATCGGCAACCTCCGGCACTGCGACATTGCTGTAATATTGGGTAACCTCGGGCTGTGCACGGTTGTACGTGTTCAATGTCACATAGTTGGTCTCTGAAAAGGGCGCCAAGTTTTCCATGTACTGCGTTTGGATATTCGAGTGAAGAAGAATGAACTCGTCGTCGTTTACATGGTATTCGGTATCGGGAAGACGTATAATATCGTCGCTACTCAACATGAACTGAGAAAAGTCGCGATTGCGCACCAGTTCATCGGCGATACGCACAGCATACCCGTCGCGATTATTGTTTCCACTTATCAAATGTGTCTTGGGTATCATGAGCTTATGACGATCGTTCTGCAAAACACAATATTGTTTCTCCTCGGGGGTTTCAAAGCAAGAGTATATATTGTCGAGATGTTCAATGACAGCTGAGTCATACTCTGCAAATTCAATAACTTCATTCACGAGGGACTGCACAATACCCATGATCTTGGTTATTTTGTGCTTGTAGAGGTATCGCTCGTCCGACACGTATTTTCCGATTTCGTCGAGAACCTCGCGGTTCTCCGTCTTTTGCAGCAGCATGCGTACAAGATTGCGGTATGCATTAAAAAATCTGGTTTCGAGGGCAATGGAATTGCGGGCTCTAATACGCTCCGTGTCCTCATTATCGCCTATCAGAGCGTTATCGGCTTGTAGGTGATTGGCCTCAGTAATAGAAGGAATATCATCATCCACCGGCTCACCCGGGGTAACCTGGACAAATTGGTTGGTCTGCGTAAGAATGCCCACAATGAGCCCTCCCTCCAACACCTTAACCCGTGGGTCACAAAGAACGCGCGTGTCGGCATGTGCCTCGCGCAGCTTCTTGACTGTATAATCATAGTCGTGCCACAGATCATCAAATGTGGTTTTCACTGGCAGATCCACCATGGACGATGCGCGACAGGGGATATAAATGCCCTTCTTTTCGTCATTGTCACGACGCGCAATGATTGCAATTGCCTTGTTACGAGGGTTCATAACCTGTGCGTCAACAACATATCCCCCGGTTCGTAGACGTTGCACCACGTTGTTTGCAGGTACATTTGTATCAAAAAAGTACACGTCTGGTTGGCTTGGTAAGGGTTTGCACATCTTCGCGGTAGTTTTTGTAAGAACCGTAAGGATGCTTTGTAGCTCGGGCGCAATCGTATCGTCCAGGTAAAACAGCTTCATGTTATGGTATCGTTTTCTTCTGTTTACTTCATCTGTGATCACCACGCTGAGGATCTCGTAATAATTGTCCTGTTTCAATAGTATCACGCTTGGTTTGTCGGGATTGAATGTTGCGGAGGTATAGGTGGACGAAGGACATATAACACCAACATTGTTTGTAATGTCGTCGCTGTTCACGTCGATAATGATGGGGTTGATGGCCATGCCAAAAACGCGGTCGGTATTCGCAATGATATCCCACATAAACACGTGGTTGATGGTCGACGCCGGGTCAACAAGAAATTTTCGAAACTGCTCGTATGCGCGAATCGTGTCGCGGGTACCGCGAGACTTGGGCGATTTTTTCACGACGCGAGACTCGGCGTATTTCTCGACGTCCACTGGTCCGTCATTCCCGGGGCGAAAATGGGATACCAGGTCGCCATCATGGAGACGTACGAAATCGTCGATCGTGATGGTATCTCGAATAAATATGCAGAATTCGGAGATTGACATCTTGCTCGGGGTTTTCATCACGTACGCATGGATGTCCGCAAGGCAGCCCATGAACGACTTGTTTGGCGACTGTTCGGTACCCACGCGCAGCATGGTCTGGATCCCTTGTTTAAGGGCGGATGGGTTGTTCGCTTGCACGGCATTTTTGTAGTCGACTTGCAGAAACCGCTCGACGGACGGAGGAACAAACCCATATCGCTTGTCTTCAATTGGAACGCTATCGAACCCGATAATATACTGTATCGCAGATGCTGCGGGTTTGCTCTTGGCGTCTTGATTTCCCTCTTCAATCTGTCGTTGTGCGTTTTCTTGGGCCTTTGGATCCCAGCTTTTAAAGCAGCATGGTACCGGAAGCCCATCGGGGTGCGTTTTACCGTCAATAAACCCGGGGGAAAAATGGATGTAATTTCCCTGAGCATCTACGTGCTTCTTGTGGGTGAATTCATACACATAATGTCCTGGAGGAACCGTTTCGGAATCAGGCGGGATCACTTTTCCGCACTTTCCTGAATCCAGTTCCTCCTGTGTAATGCTGCTGTTCGTCAGGAGACACCAGTACCGTGGACAAATATAATGATACTTTTTCTCTCCTGACCCATATTCAATGGAATGTGTGTAGGACCCGGGATGGTTCTTGTCGATGTTCTCCTTTTCTTCCTGTGTAAGTATCACCGGTTGCCGAGCCTCGCTAAACTGACAGAGACGTGAGTATGTCTTGAATTTTCCTTGACGCCGTGTCACAAACAGCTTAGGATCATACTGCTTGAGGCGCTTTCCAAAAAGGTTCGGGCGTGTGAGCGAAAGACCATCAATGTGTGAGCCATCGACCATATTGGTTGCATCTCCTTCTGGTGCCCCACCATTTATCGGCACCCCGCCTTCGGTTTCGTCATCGTCATCGTCATCGTCGTCGAAAAATACAAAATCGTCTTCTTCGTCTTCTTCGTCTTCTTCGTCTTCTTTCGTCCCGGGGTCTTCGCGAAATATTTCAGGAACGATAGAGGTGCGTGCGTCGACTGGTTTTACCACCATTTCGGCCGCCGCTTCCTCAACAGCCACCTTTTTGGTGCATTTGGATATATCATCACCCACCGTGTGCGGGAACGCGAGTATGCGGATAAGACTATCGACATATGCCCGGACAAAGGCAATATAATGGATCGAGTTCAAATCCTTTATGGAAAATATGATTTGGTTCTCAAACGGCACGTATTGCAATGTTGCTGGAAACCCGGGATTTTCTACAATGTGCAGACCCTTGTTGGTAAACCGGTTACGAATGCGATTAAACCCGTCCAGGAACTCGGACATCTTTTGCTGCGCCACCTTTTCGGAGAACTGGTAATTTTGCATGAGACGGTCCAGTATTTCCTTGTCGCTCGCCGACGCATTATAACCGTCATGAATGGTGCGGTTCACTGCATCCATCTCTTTGTAGTTGTCAACACGTTTGTAGTTGAGCTCGAACATGTTCTTCTTTTTATCGATAATGTTGAATATGCTGCCAAATAAGGAGGCACACTTCTCAGGTTTGATACCTTTTTCCGATCGCACGGCGATGGAATACTCGACGTTTGAAACTTCCACATTGGTTTGAGAAAGAGATTTCAAGGAGGGTATGGAGAACCCAGTACGCATAAGAATGCGGTTCAGCATGGATTCAATGTCTCGGTATTGTTTCTGTATCATATTCTCCGCCTCTGCTAATCGCGTCGGGGCTTTAAATATAATTTCAACATGAATGTTTGCGGTTTCGTCGAGAGATATGTACGTAGTATTGTCTCCATGCATGTAAAATGTGATTGTATGTGGCCTGTCCGTCCGTTTGCTGTCCGCAATGACAGTGCTCTTTGGTAACACAGGTATTTTTGTACCCTGACGTGTAGTGTTCTCCGTAAAAAGACGGTAGATGTTCTCTTTTGATTTCCCGGGATTAAACTTAATTACGGGTATTTCAGTAGTGCAATGAATATCTTTGAACAGCGTCTCGAGAGGGAGAGATATTCCGCCACGTGCATGAATCGTGAATTTGATTCGAGCGATTCCGTCTTCGCTGTATGTTATCCTCTCGGTCGTACCTCGAATACCCCGATTGAGTTCATGTAAAAATTGGACGTTCTCGTGATAAGGTTTGTTGAACTTGAGGTCGGGGCGCGGCCATTTTTCCAGATCGGATTGCGTGAGAACGTTGTCTTTTGCGAGGGCGGGAAAATAGGTGCGCGTAAAGTAGGATTCGTCAAATCCGTTGTCTTCGCAGTATTCCAGTAGTGTCTCGAGCGTTACCATATGAATGGTGTCAGTCACTGCATAGTTGAACAGTAAATTGTTATCCATTGCAATGATAACATTCCGTCCCCTATTTTCAAATGTTGGTGTCTCTGTCTGGAGCACTTGGAACGGATTGCCAGAATAGGTAAAATCATAGTAATCTGTGAAGTCCATACCAAGTGGCTTGAATAACTGAACGCGATGAATATCCATGGCGAGGATATCGCTGTAGGTATATCGTTGTTTGTAAGGGATATTGCGCGTATGTTTCTCGGAAAATCCAGTATTGAACAACGACTGACCCAGTTTATATCCGTAAAGAGGCACCTGGTTGTTTCCCGTGGTCTGATTAAAGAAATCTATCGGTTCGATTGGTTGTGTTTCCGTGTAAAACATATAACATTCGTCCATTGACACCTGTGCGGTTTTGTTCATCTCGGACGCAATCTTGGCTTTGATAGTATGAATGCTATCGTCACCAAAGATGAACTGAGCAGACTGTATAATTTGGGTATTATTCTTTTTATAATCGTCGAGTTGCTCCTTTCTAAACAGTTCTTCCGGAGGGACTTCATGGTCACGTCCAGTAAAGACGTACACCGATGCCGGTTGCCCCCGCCGGTCATATAGGATGATTTTCATTATACACTATCACCTCATATTATTCATATGAATTATACACATTCACATGAGCATTGTACGTGTAAGGTTATGGATCTATAAAAATGCACAGTAACAGTAACAGCTTTAATCTATCTCCATTGGAACGGGCGTTTGTTTCTTGGGAGTTTGTGATTGCGGCGATTCTATGTCCATTGACACGGGAGAAACTACATCCATTGACATACGATTACTAATACGTGCCCGTTTTTTGGTTGGTTCGATACTTTTGCTTTTTCTAATAGATTGCGATTTTGATTTTGATAGCGCTGTGGTTATATCACGTTTAAGTTCGCTTTTGGCAGTACTGGTAGTGATTACAACCGCGGTTACCTCGGAGATAAACTTGTATTTGGTTAAGTATTCACGATACGGAAGAATCAATAATTTCTGCCCATCAATAATCCACGTTTTACCCATAAGGTCCTTTGCCATAACAACAGAATGTCCCCTCTTTTTTAAGGGAAACCATATCGATAGAAAAGTTGCATGCCCCGCCTTTAAAGCACCGTCTACCTTAGATACATCTATCGATAGTACAGCAAACGTGTCATTTGGATAAGCCCTTTTAAATAAGGAAACCATTTCCTCTGTTGTCGTACCACACTTATGTATGTTGACGTGTTTGGAAATCTTTTTTCCAATGACTCTTGGTATAATACGAAGGAACGTCATTGCATTTTGAGTACAGTCTGCATATTCATCTTTAACATCGCCGGCCAAAGGTTTCCAGTCAGATAAATATTTGTCGTTTATGGGGAATTGCACTAAATGATTATCATGAACCCAATCTCTTTGTATGAATGGTGGATCATGTTGCAAAAAATCTGTTGTATTCTCTTCTAAAATCTCTTTTACTCCTTCTCCTCCTCTTTGTTTACGAGTCTTTCTTTTATTTATTGCATTACGTTTTGCCACCGTCTTGCGCTTATGGGGTTTTATTGGTTTATTATTTTTACGCGTAACCATACTGATATATTATACGCGCACATTATTATATTTTTTCGGCTTGATTTACGAGTGCATCTTCAGGGTCCATAAAATATCGCTTTCCTCGGTGACGTATCGAATCCATGTAACGCATCAACACCTCTGCTACCACACAAATACTTTGTTTGCTGATATCTTTCATGGCCTCGTCTGTATAGTGTTCGGCGGATTCTTGTTTGTCGTCGTCAAATGGTGTCTTGCAATAACCTCCATTCATGATGCATCGTAATCTGGCAATCGTATCGTTCTTGGTTGCCTGCGAGCATCGGGCACCGCGATTGTTGTATTTGTCGCCCATGCTTTTCAGTTTAAATGCAAAGCGAGGCGTCGTTACAATGAAGCCAAATTCTGGAAAAATGTCCGCATGTTGGATGAGAAAATGCTGGGCAACGGGCATTTTAAATGCTTCATAATCAGTTGCATGTGCCGTTCGAAGTTCGTCACCTTCCACCATCATGAGACGGTACTTTTTCCCATCATTAAACACGATTGCGTTCTGGTTTTCAACGGTAACCGTATGTTCTTCCATGTACTTGGCCATGACAAATTCAAACGTACTATATTGATCCGCGCCACCACTTATGGAATGGACGCGGGAGGCCACCAGGATTTTATCATCTCCGCTCAATTCGTCAATATAATGTTGAAGTACCGATTGGACAAAAAAGTCGCGCGGAATTGCATGCTTGGACAGCAGGATATCTTGTGTCGATTCGGTAGATGCATAATCATACCAGTCTGATTTCGAGGTCACTGCGTTGTTAGGAAGCGTTTCATTAATACGCTCAATAATGGACGCGGCGACCTTTGCGATTTCATTGTATTGGATGGAATTGTCTACTTCCTTTTCGGGAAGCGCATCCTCCTTACTAAGATCTCCCTGAAACACAATCGAATCACGTTTGTATTCAAGTGGCGCAGCGCGTTCATACACGGGAATGTGTTCGTCATTGATCTCAATAGGCTGGAACGCATAGTATTTGTCGCGATTGACAATGGTGCCGCGGCGGCCGTATTTGTCGGTGATGATTTCTCCGCCGTCATCAATCATCTGGGAAAGAACATAGAATATCTGTTCCCTTGGATACGCCTGCTTGAGGTTGATAGCCGTAACAAGATCCGCCTGTGTAAGGACATGGGATTCTTTAAATGCCTGACGTACCCGCCGTGAAATAGCGTCGTAGTGCATGCGCGCAAACTGAATCCCGTAGGTACTCTTCTCGCGTTCGGTAGGATTAAACTTGTCGGTATGTTTGCATACGTATTGGCAGTTGTCCTTATAGTCACACATTTGGGTAAATGGGGAATCACCGGGTTGAAATTCCACGGTCGCGCCGCTGGAGAGCTCGATTTCGATTTTTCGGTTTGTTATGGACGCCAGTTTTTCGGCGGTGAGCTCCGATTGTGCGATATTGAGATGGCAGTCTACGCTGACCTCTTTGAGTATTCGTGTGATTTTCCCAATTTGAACCGCCTTTGTTTCGGCCAGACGATACATGTACATATCCGCCGTTTCTTTTTCACTGTCATGACAGCCATGGAGATATATCTCCACGTTCCGTTCTTTGAATGGCAGTGAGACATGGCTCCTGAACCTCACTGCGCGTCCTATAATTTGCTCAATTCGGTTCATGTTATACCACGGATCAATCACATGTACCTGACGAATATTCTTGAAATCAAGTCCTTCCGCAGCTGCTTTGGATATCAATATCACTTTAACATACTCGCCACGACTATTGTCCTCTTTTACGATGCGGTCAAGATCGGCGGCATTATTATGCGAAAGATATGGGTCTCCGGTAATGATTGCATACTTTGCTTGACGGTAATTAGCGGGACGGACCATTGCCTCCTTTTGTACCATCTCGATTGAATCAATCCCGTTTACGGGCGCGGTCTTGAATAGCGTTTTCACGCCAGCAGTCGTGCTGAAACGTCCAAAACCCATTTCTTCGAGCGCAAGGGCCATGGGAACAATACCGCTATCAATAAACTGACTGTATATCAAGACAATACCCCTACTGTTTTTAACCGCACTGCATATACTGGATATTTTTGCGCTGTAATCGCGGAGCACCTTTTCGGAAAATATGCGCCCATATTTCTTGAGGATATCCTCTTTGTAACTATATTGATGTTTCATCATGAGTACATTCTCGTCACGTCGAATCGTTTCCATTTTAAAATCCATGGTTTCGGCAAACCCGTCGCGTCCCACGCGTGACTTAGTCGGATAAGCAATGACATTGGACTCGATAGGCTTGAGCAAAAGGGTGTACCCGAACGTCTGCATATTTTCCATATTAATCTTTTCGGATCCTTTGAGTGTTTCAATCACATTTTTATATGTTTCCAGTTGATGCCCTCTCATTTTATGTGGATACACCTGGGTATATTTCAATGGGTCGGTAATTTCAATCCCATTAAATTGGACTGTCGGATAGTCCGTAATGACCTTTTGTGAATCGAACACTCCGGGATAGATGCGAAAAGGGAAGGAATAAGGGTTCTCGCCGCGGACAAACGATACGTATCCCGTAAGTTTTCGCTCGAGCAACTGGCGCCCATTTTCCTGACCTTCCACAAGTGGTGTTTCGCGAAGCTCGTCGTTTACAAAAACATCCAGCTCCTTGATAGTACTGCGTCCATCGTTTGCGTTAAGAAGGTTTGTCATCCATACAATCTCAGTCTGTGAATTGTACATGGGCGTTGCGGACAACAAAACGATTTTCATATTACGACTGTGCTTTGCTACACGTAAGAAAAGGTTTCCTATCTGCTTCTTCTTGTTATCAGGTGTGGTGCGAATATTATGCGCCTCGTCGACAATTACAAGCCGGTTATCAAAGTTCTTCTGTATCGCTTGTATTTCGCGTCGTTTCTTATCGGCTGCATTTACAGTCTCGTCCTCAATGGTCATTGTTTTTTGCATGTATCGCGAGAATTCCACGTATCCCATGAAAAGATAACTGGTTTTGATAAGATTTTGTATTTGTCTGACGATAACGTCCTTATCAACATCCTTGGTATTGGTGGGGTTCACTTCATCGATGAGTTGCTTGCTCACACATGCCTGGATATTCCAATATCCATCTACCTTCTCGAGACGCGATTCATTGAACAATTGACTCATAAAGCTTTTTTGCACGTTGGGTGATGCAACAATGATGATGCGCTGGCGAATATTGTTTTGTTTGTTGTAGCGTCGGGTTTCTTCGGCGACCCCAATGGCACTGCATGTCTTGCCGGTACCCACGCCATGGTACAAAAGCAGACCTTTGTACGGCGTCTCTGCTGCCATGAAGTTCTTAACAAACAGCTGGTTGGGTGAGAGTTCAAACTCTGCGTTTTCGTATTTTTTGGCTTCTTCCTCGATATCACCCGCTCCGTCCCGATAGCGTGTATCCGCAAATTCCTGCTTATTGGCGATTTTCACACTGAACTCCGGGTCGTCCAGCGTTGGGTACAGTTCTGGTAGACGCTCAATATTGCGTGATTCATATAGCTCTTTTTTACGCATATATTCGTTGTAAGCATCCGACTCAACATCAACTGGGACTGCGCCAAGGTCATTTTCAAAATCAGCATCCCCGATATCCTTGTCCAAGATAAACGACGGTATTTTTTGACCCATGTTGTTTACGTAATTGTCATCAATCTTTTCAAGATCGTCGGGCACCTCTTGCATAACAACCTTGTTACGTTCTGTGTCGGATAATTCCTCGCGCGCAGACAAAATCTGTTCAATACTGTCCGACGGAAGTTCCATTTCTACCGAGGCATATTTGGATTCTTGTAGGGTAGGTTGTTTATTTTCTTTGCGCAGTTCGTCCTGCTTGATAAGAATCGCATTAATAAGAATAGGGCGGTTTCCAAGACCATATATATACTTCCGACCAGTAGGCTTGGAAGTAAGTACGGAATAGATATCCCGCAATACCTGGTTCTTATAGCCCTTATAGTCATCCTCGGTCAGCGACCCATCATAGTTGTATACAATGCGATCATCTATGTCAAGTTTAGGTTGCTCCTGGGTACCAACGGGTAACAATGAAGTAATACTTGATGTAATTCCAAAAACGGAGGCGGATGCAGTGGGTATTTTTTCTTGAACACACTTGAAATCGGCATTTCTTACATACCCGTCCGCACACTCCTTAACACAGCGGTTTGTTTTGGGATTACGTTCTTTTCCCGGAGGACATGGTTTCATGGATTATACAATATCGCTACATTCTTTTATGTGATGTTAAATATGCACCGCATTAACGATATACCATGTACGTTGACAAAATACTGTCAATGCTGCGTATAATGTCCATCTTTTCAACATTGTAGTCACGTATCATGGCACAGCAGTCATTGATGTTCATCCACTGAATTTTGCTCACTTCGCTATCATGAAATGAACCGGGCGTTAGCGTATCTTCATAGTTCATATACGCGAGGTAATATTTGTGTTTGTAAGACTTGTAGTTTGAGCCTGTGAAAATCTCTTCAAACGAACCTACGTTGTTGATATTCTCGATGTTGTTTGAAGAGTAGCCAGTTTCTTCTTCGAATTCGCGAACGGCGCAATTATAGTCCTTTTCCTGGAAGTTGCGACGCCCTTTTGGAAACCCCCACTCGGGTTCTATCCATATGCTGGTAGACATTTCTATGATGCTCTTGATGGTCACCGTTTTTCCCATTAGCAAATATCCTTCCTTGAGCCTATTGAACTTTTCGCGCGATGCATTTTCTTCGTTCTTGTACTTGAGGATGTCACTCACGCCCCATAGATCGTTCCATAGTTTGTCAAAGTCTTCGTCCATGATGCGGCTTTTTTCGCTTATGGTCATTTGGTCGACCATGTTTAAAATGTACACTGGGTCATAGAGACTGTATTTACCACGCAAAAAATCTATGTACCCCAACGTGTCCTTGCGACATATCATAAGGTACTCTACACCATTGGATGTATTTCTAAACGCTATTATTCCACTGCTGGTAATGGGCAGTTTGCACTGATGGTACAAGTGACCCTGTTTCCCGCAATTATTGCAATAATTATCATTCATCGTTGCAGTATATCAATGCGTATCTTTATGTCGTTCGACCAATCGCGACAATTATGGCGCCTTAGTCTATATCATGGCACTCGATCCTGAAGTCTGGGGACCTCATTACTGGTTTTTCCTACATACCGTTGCACATAACTATCCCGAACAACCAAATCGAGCAATGAAACGAAAATATTACGATCTTGTGATGAACATGCCGCTGTTTCTCCCGCACCCGGAAGCCAGCATCTTGTTTAAAAAGCTGCTGGATAAATTCCCCGTGTCGCCCTATTTAGATAAGGGCGCAGATTTCCGACACTGGATTCATTTCATACACAATGAGGTGAATCAACACCTCGGGAAACCGCGCATTTCACGTTCGTTTGCAACGGAGCTCTATGAAAAACACTATGAACCGCCTCCGTTTACAATAGAAAATCCACACTATGTATACATGCTGTTGGTGATTGCAATATTGGTTATCATATACATTTCATTATAGGTATGGTGCGGTTGGCGAAAAATATCCGTATATAGCAAAGCAATGAGTATAGAACTTGTATTTATTATCATCACGGCCGCGATTGTCGGAAACATATATACTGATGGAAAGTACTACAAAATGGCGCTCGCTGCCAAAAAGTATTACCAAATGGCAGCGGCAGTATTTGTATCGTACACATTATACTGGATCATCAAGCGCGATCCGACCCGTGCCAAGGAGATTGTCAAGTCCACCAACGAGTGCCTTAAGAACATGCCCGTGGCAAAGAAGACCGTGTCCCCCTTTCTCGATTTCGGTGCGGCTCAACTCGGCGGCAGTAACGAAGAGCGCCGTCAAGAACAGCGCGAGGAACGCGTAATGAATTCGGGTAAAACAGGCACCAAACGGTCTGTAAGTGAGACCAAGAAGAAGTTCGTTGCGTCAAACCAAGGGTGGAAATGTGGAGATTGTTCCACTGCACTTAACGCATGGTTTGAGGTCGATCATAAAATACGTCTTGAACACGGCGGGTCGAACCATGTCGACAACCTTGTTGCTCTGTGTCGCGAATGCCACGGCAAGAAGACCGCCATGGAAAATATGTAAACAAGCAATATCTTACCATATAGTATACTCAATACCATATGGAATCTATACTCAAAGAAGCATACAACATATTTACGTCAAGCGAGTATGGTTTTACTTATTTTCTCCGTTTCTTTGCGCTTGCTACAGTCATTGTGGTGGTTTACATGACCACGACAAACGTTAATTTTATAGTCATGTATTGGAATGTTCTTGTTACCATTGGCCTTGGTATTATGGGTCTGTATTTTGCGCAAGCAATGTTCTTTAGGACTCGTGGAAAGTCAATAAATACCGTAGACAATCTTATTGTTGGTGGTCTCATAGTCACATGGATTCTACTGTTGGTATACACCAATATCCACCTCAGTTACGAAAATTCCATGTTTTTATCGCTTATGATATTTGTCACTACGGTTCTTGCGATTATCGTGGGGCTCTACTTACTGGGAACATTTATGGGCAATTACCTGCGTTCATTACGTGGTTATATGGGAATCATTGGACATTTTGTTATGTTTATCCCATGTCTTGTGGTAGATTTTATCAATACCATCTCTACTGAAATTCGCGGTACCCCACCGGACGTATTTAGTTTATACATCTTGGAAGTGGTTGCCGTTCTGACGTTGTTGTACTTTCATCGATTTGTCAGATCAATGACAACGTTTGGCTCGTTACCCATTCAACTGGACCCCATCTTTCTTAACAACCCTATGGCGATCAAGGCATATGATGAAATACGCGAATATGACGACAAACCAGAATCATTCTGCTTGAGTGCATGGGTATACATCAATCATACCGAAAATACTGGAAAGCCGGCGCGCATATTGAAATACGGGAACGTTGAACTCAAGTACAAGGACGGGGAAGTTATTTTCGAACATGGAAACGGACACCGCATGTCCACAAAGATTGAACTGCAAAAGTGGAATCATATCGTTATTAACCGAACGATTGATCGTGTAGACATCTTTATTAATGCTAAGCTGAAGGATAGCCAAGATTGGAACGTAAACAATTATGTATATTCATCTGGGGATGCGATATCCGTGGGTGATACGTCTTTACACGGAGCATTATGTAACACCAAGTATTTTGCCAACCCGCTTTCCCGTTCAGCGATTACTCGCGAGTACAACTTGTATAGCTTGTTACCAAGCCCAATCGTATAAAAATTTGTAACCGTATATTATAATGAACTACCTACTGATTGTTTTAGGCATTCTTGTTTCCATTCTCATCTATATCTTGTATCTTTATCTCACGGATGCTGGACAGAAATTGTTCAAATATCAGGATATTGGAGATGCACCAATGAGTGTTGCGGGATCGAAATTATCCGCGCCTGCCTCAACCCGGTATGCTTACGGAATCTGGGTGTATGTGAACTCGTGGGATTCTACCATGGAAAAGGTGATCATTCAGCGTGCCGGGTTCCGAGTTGCGCTGGAATCCATGTCGCCCACCCTTAAGATCGACATCCCTATGAGCGACAACACTTCGCGAAGCGTGATTGCCACGACCAACTTCCCTCTCCAGAAGTGGACGTATGTTGCGGTAAGCGTTGACAACGATGTTATCGATGTATACCTTGACGGAAAACTGGTGCGATCTGAGCGTGCCTTCAAAGAGAACGTGATGGTGGCCCAGCCTCCTGGCAAATCAGCCGGAATCAACTCTGGCGTTTTCGACGCGCACATTGCGCGATTCAAACGTTGGCCTCATCCTCTCAACCCTCAGCAGGTATTTAACGAATACATGCGCGGAAGTGGACAAGAACCATTAATCACAAACTACGGTGTTGATGTGTCTCTTCTTCGCGACCAGGTCGAGCAAGCACGCGTATCCTTGTTCTAAGTGACTGACGAACAATGTTTGTTTCAAACAAACATTGCGATTGAGTATCAACAAAACCTCTACGTATATTATATTATGTCGGAAACAGATAAGGGTTTATATGCGCGCGCCCGCGATAGTATTGAGATGGGCGTAGAGAATGTAAGAGAGGTATATGATAATGTCGCAGAAACAGTTGCTGCCGTGCCTCCCGCGGCTACTCAAGTGGTAGCAGGCAGCTCTATTATTGCGAAATTTGGATTTTTAGTACTGATCATCATAGTGTTCATCGTTTTGTTCCGTGTTGGTCTTGCAATCATTGCATATTTCACCATGCCTTCCGAATCTCCTTATGTTGTCAAAGGTCTTTTGAGCGGACGCGAGTCTGCCATGATCACCCAAGACCCCCAGTCATCAAACGCGGTTCCCATTCTTCGATCAAACAATGAATCTACGGGTCTCGAGTTTACCTGGTCTGCATGGCTGTTTTTAGAAAACGGCGGCGAAGACAAACCTTCAAAATACATGCATGTATTTAACAAGGGTACCAGTGATTATGGCGAAGACGGACGTGCAAAGCTGCACAACGGTCCGGGCGTCTATATTGGCCCTGAAGATAACACGCTTCATGTTGTGATGAACACCACCAAATATGGCGATAATTCTCAGTCGGTTGATGTCAAGAACATCCCTCTGCGAAAGTGGGTACATGTCGCGGTTCGCATGCAGAACACCATTATGGATGTTTATGTGAATGGAACCGTATCTGGACGCGTGGTACAAGAGCACGTACCTAACCAAAACTTTTACAATGTGTACCTGAACCAAAACGGTGGGTTCAACGGACGCATGTCCAATCTTCGATATTTTAACCGAGCTCTCGATGTATTCGAAATCAACCGCGTGATGCGCGCTGGTCCGAATCTCACATCAAGTTCGCTCTCGGCAATGAAACCCATAAGCGACTATGCTTACCTGTCCAACCTCTGGTACGCGGCACAAGCATAAATACAATCAATATATAGTGTTATGATATAGCACTATATGTCATTACACACCACAACCACACTATCAGTAGAGGATATTTGTACACAACGTAAGAAAAAACAGCAGCTATTCTTACCCAAAAATCGCTTTGAAAAAATAAGTCCGTACGATGGAACCTATACCCAATTTGATTTTGATATGCGTCGAAAGGCAGAGACGCTGAAATACGAAAGAACCGACACCAAAATGGGTAAAAAAACACAACGGTCTCTATGGTCAAATGTGGTACAGACGCGCGCGGCACAGCCTAAGAATCGCAAGGTTGCATACAACAAACGAGATAACCGCTATGACACATATGTATATAACAATGCAGTAGATGTATGTGATGCATCGGCTGCCCCCGCTCCTTCATCGAATTCTGACGTACCCGGCGTTATTAACTTGTATCTTGATCACAATGTTCCTCTCTATAACTACAAAATATCGCGAGACTATGGTATACTGTTCCCGTCGCCCGTATTTAATGTATATGCTCAGACCACAAAAGACACGTCCATGTCCTATACATCTTACACGAATGCCATGACCATATATCCTTTGGATACTCCGACATCTACCACACAAATAAACCTCTCTATTCCCGTATCGTTTTATATTACAGGTACTGCAAATAAACCGAGCATATTTACAGGCATTGATGTAAGTCTTACATCTATCCGTTATCGTATCATGTTTAATGATAGCATCGTGAGCACAGGAACCACTACGTTGCCTGATGTTCATGATATTGTATTTGATTCTACCCTCAATACCAATGATCAAATACATGGGGATCTGTATTTGGGGACAATTGACATTTTTGACCTCACCGTAAATAGTACGGCGGATTATGTATTTGATGTTGTGTATCAGCCCATGTTTACCAACTTTCCACCTATTACCGTTACAGAAAACATCGACAGTCTTGATTACGGCATTAAGGCTCATCCCACCGAAACAACGACCGTAACAAATCTGACCTTCAATACCAGCGCATCAACGGATAGTTCGTCGGTAATCATTGAATCGTATTCCCAGGGTGAAGAAATCGTATCTATTTTTCGGTACCGAGAGGACATATTGGCGACAACTACACCAACTGCGCCTATAGTTCCTCCAACTGCGCCAGTTGCCCCGCGCATATTATCAGAGCATGTATTTGTGAGCGTAGTGAAGTACAACAATCTACCGCGGTATGAATTGCGAAATACTACTCTTCGGAACGGTATCTATTATGTGGATGATTCCAGTTATAATCCAGCACTGACATATATTGTAAATGATGGTTCGTATTACTTTGTTAATATTCCCACTGCATATCCAATGACGATATTAAATGCATGGGCGCCATTAACTCTATGGAAAAACAACAACGACGTCGGCTACGATTACGGCGGTACATATAGTGAGTATGACACAACTACCTATCAAGAAACCGAAGAAATAACCACACTTGACCCTTCACAAAATGGAACGTATAATTTCATTTATGAAAGTGCGATTCTTGACATTTGTGGGAATTATTCTGATGTCTCTGGTATCAGTCTCTACAACAATGTTATTGGGTTTATGGGCGGCGAGCACGTGCTGTATTATAGTTAATAAGTTATTGATTTAACCTGTAAAATTGATTGTTTCAATATCTTAATTTGTATGCAAACAAGCAAACAAGCAAACAAGCAAACAAGCAAACAATGGAATACAAAGACGAAGAACTCCGCTTATTCGAACTCATGAAGAAGGATCTGGCCAATCATAAACGACGCACAGTTCGCATGAAGTACTATCCTCATAACATGGATGAATGGGAAGCTGAACACAAAGTCATTGAGAAGAACTATCGCGAACTTATACAGGTAATCCGAAAAGAAAGACTTGCCAAAGAGCATGAACAAGCTGTAAAAGACACAGCCGAAGCACTTCTAATGTTGAAAAAATCTACTGAAAAAAAGGCTGTGGCAAAAAAGAAGCGCCAGGAAAAAAAGGATGCCGCGAAAAATGTCGTACCACGAAAATCATCGCGCATTGCAAACAAGAAAAAATAATTGGATCGGTTATCCCATAAATATGAGTTGTTTTCAACTCATATTTTTTATAGACGGTGTAATTTCGGGTCATTGGGAGTCATAGTAGCATTGAGACAAGTCTCGCGTTCAGGAAAGATCTGTCCAGACATGCACATGGCAGGATCATCGACCTCAACGCACCCTCTCTGTCCATCGTTATCGCCAACATAGCAGTATCCGCCCTTTGCTTCTTTTTGCATGATGGGGTTAGCGGTATATGTAGGCTCGGGTTCGGTCGCCATGTTTTCCATGACGGGACCTCCAGAGACATTCTGGATAACATTTCCGGCGGTCTTGGCAGTTTGTTCAACCGCAGTCACACCAAGGCGTCCAACGTTTCCAAAGAGTGCGGCAACCTGGGTAATAATAGTACCAATGATGTATCCGACCGAACGAATGATGTAAGCAACAAGGGGACCAAACGCGGCCATAAGTACTTCCATAATATTTCCAATAACGATAAACACATTGATTCCTAAAAGCATAAGAATAAGAATGGCGACTAATGCTGTAATGGCCATGTTTTTCGGGTCAGATAGAAGCGCGCGACGTATATCCATTATATAATTAATGGTCGAAAATAAATAAAAAGAGCGGTTTGATTCTAACTATAATACAATGGTATCAATTATGAACTTTTTGAATACGTTTTTTGTAGGAAGTGTTGTTGTGTCTGTAGTTCTTGTTGCGATGATGGTATATCATTTCCGACAGCGAATTAATTCGCTTGAGACAAGAGTTTCCACTCTGTTGGAGATTGTAAACAATATTGTTACCAAATTAAATGTTCAAGAAATGGACTTGACCGCAGGAACAATGCACATGGAAGGTATGGAACATTATCTTCGACCAAGTGGAGGAAATGCATTTGAGCACCGCGTCGAAGAAATTGATGAATTGCCACAAATTGAAGACTCACAACAGGAGTCTGACAATGATTCCGAAGAGGAAGAGAGTTCCGATGATGAAGAGTCTGAAGACGACATTAAAGAGATGGAAGAAGGCGTTGATTACAAATATGCGTCGGACAATGACTCGCAGGAATACCCGACCGGAAACATGACAACGCAAAATGAAAATGATGAAGAATCGCAAACGAATGCCGAGAGTTCTATTGTCATTATTGAAGATGACGCAACTTTAGAAAGTGATGCGGAGGACTTGATGCTTCAACAGTTTGACGAGGATGATGCCGCGCGAAAAAGTTCTGATTCAGAGCCGGAATTACAATTTCCCGACGCAACGGTTTCAGCAGAATCGCAGGCGGAACAAAATGTTGTTCCAGACAATTATCAAGAACTGACCGTTGCGGAATTGAAAGATCTGGTAGGGCAGTTCACACCACCGGTACCTTACTATTACCGAATGCGCAAGTCCGAATTGCTTGATGTTGTGCGTGCAAACTTATAAGTTTGAAGTATTATCTTTAGACATTGTATATGGAGTACGCACGAATAAACAAAGTATACAAACAAGAAGCAGGACCTGTTGCATGCCCACAGGATGTGAATTTATGCAATCAGTCGAAAAAAGAGTTCACATCTGGTTGGGAGTATCGTCGCGCACTACAGAACACTCCTCTTCCACGAAAACATGAGATGCAAACACCTGTTACTGAAAATGGGCTATATGAAAGCTTAATAGACCCACTTGTGCATAATAACAGTGACCTTAAACAAAATTATCTGAAAGAGGTAACGTCTACGTACTTGGCGGTGGCGCCAGAAGTAAATATGACAGGTTTTTTGAAAAAATAATTAGACTTTGTGAAGAACATGCTTCACAAAATCTTCATATTCGTTTAGTCAAAGGATAAAACATGACACATAAATACAGATGAAACTTGCAAGCTTTGACGTTGGTATAAAAAACCTGGCCTATTGCATTTTTGAAGTGTCGGGCAATGATGTATCCATAGAAGACTGGAAAGTAGTGGATTTGATAGAAAGTAATAAGGTTGTTACACAAAAATGCAGCGAGACGCAAAAGAATGGCAAACCATGTACAAACAAAGCAGTGTTTGTATGCAACGGCCGAACATATTGTAAGAGCCATGCCGAAAGGAGCGACATTCCAAAGTACGACAACAGCATGAAGAAAACTGCTTTAGGAAAATTAAGTGTCACGGAAATTGCCCAACGGTGCAGTCAATGTATCCCCATGCCGATTGCTACAACGAAAGCGGACCGAATCGCGTTTTTGGTGGACTATTATTTGAAGCATCGCCTGGTTCCTTACAAAAAAGAAACGCGCAAATGTCAGGACTATGACCTCATCGATATCGGCAAGCGACTCAAAGCTGCAGGTGAAACCTACTTTCCCATGGAGGTAGACCTCGTGCTCATCGAGAACCAGATATCGCCGATTGCAAACCGCATGAAGACAATCCAGGGCATGCTCGCCCAATTTTACATTATGCGCCAGGATGAAGTTGACATCAAGTTTATCAGCTCCCAAAACAAACTTAAACATTTTGCACGGGGTGAGGCACAAGGATATCGCGCAAACAAGACAGACGGTGTGAAATTTTGCAGACAGGTTTTGCATCAGCGCAACCTTGTCCAATGGGAAAAAGTGTTGGACACACCCAAAAAAGACGATCTCGCCGACGCCTTTTTGCAAGGAGTATGGTACATTGAGCAAATATTATTGCGCGTGTAGAATTTAGAAACAAATACTCTATTTATCACATAATGGAAGCTGTAGAAATTGGTATTGATGACATTGGATCGTCTGGATTTTCGGGAGCCGGCATTGAACTACTCATGAATGACAAGCCCCGATCCGCAAACAATGACATTGAAATTGGTGACCTTAACACACTTGAAAATGAATTGAATGATCTTACAGGAACATCCTCGAACGGAGGAGGTATGTCTGAATCATTCCCGTCAATGGCACCCATGGAAGAACCGGAAATAAACATAGATCCAATGCCATCGATGCCCGCAATGGACGAGTCCACCGATTCTCGTCTCGGAAGCGCCACGGCAAACTTCGTGGGTCAGTCTTCCGATCTCATGAAGATGCCATCCGAGCGCCCCGCACAGAGAATGAGCGACCGTGAGATGCGCCGCAAGAAGCGAATCATGCTCAAGAAGTTGGAAGACTGGAATGATAAGGGACTCATCAAACTTCAGAATAACCTGACAATGGAGTCGGATTTTGACGAAGTCGAAGATGAGTACGAAACCGCGCTTGAAGACAAGCGCCGTAAAGACAGTGTCAAGCTCCAGGGGTGGTGGTTTATGACCGCAGTGAACTCCTTGGAATATGCAAACTCGGCATTTAATCCATTTGATGTAAACCTTGATGGTTGGGGCGAACAAGTGAACGAAGACATTGACAGCTACGAGGAGTTGTTCGGGGAACTGTACGAAAAATACAAGGGGGGTAAGATTGCGCCCGAGCTTTCGCTACTTCTCCGCTTAGGGTTCAGTGCAGCTGTAGTAAACTTCACTAACAAGGCACTTTCTACCTCAGTACCCGGGTTCAATGATGTGATGCGTCAGAATCCAGATTTGATGAAGGCGTTTACTGACGCTACTGTTAACAGTATGAGTCAGAACTCGCCTGCATTTGCAATGGCCAACGATATGATGTCCAACACCCCCAAGCCAACGGGACCGCCCCCACCTGCGCCTCAAGCCACACAAACCGCACGGTCATCACGTCCCGAATCCAGACCCGATCTGTCCCATGCAGAATCTGGCATTGAATTAGACACGGCAGGAAAGGTAACACAAGAAAAGAGCACACGACCGGAAATGCGAGGTCCCAAGAACTCAGACATTGATGACCTTCTCGCGGGTCTTAAGACAAAGAACGTGAACATCCAGAAAAAGAAAAGCGATTCGGTAGTGAGCGCAGCCTCAGTTGCCGATATGACCGACGGAAAGGTTCCCAAACGCACCCAGAAGCGCAAGCAGAAATCTGACCGCAGCATCGCTCTTGACATCTAAATAGACATGTCATATATTTATGACATGTTTAGACCGCTTTGTACATGGCAATCATTTCTTCCGTGCGCGCAGATACGTCCGCAATAGGCTTTTTGTACACCCCTTTGTGGTCCTTCCACTTTTCATCCCATTCGTGAATATCCCGGTCGGGTACATCTTTCAGTTCATGTACCCATGTACGGATATATTCGCATTTTGGGTCGTATTTGCGACTCTGTGTCCACGGACTCATTACACGGTAATAGGGTTTCATATCCACGCCTGTACCACTAATAGCCTGCCAGTTACCATTGTTTGACGCAACATCGTAGTCGGTGAGCTTTTGTGCGTAGTACCGTTCTCCGAGACGCCAGTCGAGAAGCAGTGTCTTGACCAAAAAGGTGGCGCACATCATACGGGCACGGTTATGCATATACCCTGTTTTGTTCATTTGTCGCATACCTGCGTCAACAATCGGAATGCCCGTTGTTCCATTACACCAGTTCTCGAAATCGCTCTGAGAACGACGCCATTTTAGTTTTCGATAGCGCGGTACGTATGCTTGACCCAGCACCTCCGGGTATCCGAACAAGACATGTGCGAAAAAGTCGCGCCAGATAAGCTCGCGTATGACACCATGTTCAATTCCGTAAGTGCTGGCAAATGTATGAAAAACTTCTCTTATAGATAGGTTACCAAATTTGATATATGCCGATAGATGGGTCGTGTCGTATGTAAAGAAGTCGCGTTTTTTGTCATAGTCTGGCTGTTTTTTCTTTCCGATTTCAAGCCGCGACAGCGCGATATCTCGTCCCGCTCTTACCATGATATCCGGGTTTTGAGGGAAGGTTCTCTGCATCTCTTTAAGAGATACGATGTAGTCACCTCCAAATGAGGAGCTATGGATGTTTTTGATACGCTTCACGATTGGTTTGTCAACAGGGAGGTGGAGAACCGCATTGTAAAAAGGGGTATATTTTTTATATACCGATCCCGAGCCAGTTAACACCGACCCAGGAACATGGAGGTAATAATCGTGACTCTCAATACAAGGAATATTGGCACGTTCACATATTTTGCGCACGGTAGCGTCACGTTCCCTTGCATAAGGTGTATAATCCATATTGAAAAATATGGCATCGGGCGAAATTTCTGCAATTACCGATGAAATCACTTCATTATTTTTCCCTTTCAGACACACGAGCTTCCCACCAATACTGCGAACGCGATTTTCGAGGTCAAATAAACTCTCGATCATGAACTGTATTGCGTTCGCTGATCGGTAGTCGTTTTTGGCTCCTACTTGTTCTGGCGTAAATACGAAACATGCATGTACCCGTTCGCACTGGGTTACACACTCGTATAATGCTTTGTTATCTTCAAGACGCAAATCGCGTCGGAATATGAACAATCCGGATTTATATTTCTTGGTCATGCACTATACAGATATAAAAAAATGCGATGTATTACCGTATCATAAATGGGACTACTTAACCACACATCAAAGAGTTTGGAAGACCTTACTACAAAGCTAACAAATAGCTCATTTTTCCTCAAATTGATTGTGGTGTGTAGCTTTATACACACGTATTTGAAGGGGGCATACGACAAATGTTATGCATACGTGCCATTTTTTGCCATTTTTTGTGACATCTCAGAAGATGTTGCAATCGACTTGTACCACATTTTCACCAATCAAAAATACGAACCAAGCAACCGCTTCTCATGGTTTAACACTGTAAAATGCTATCGAGAAACTCTATCTAAATCCGTACCGATGACGTTCATCACAGAGGATTATGTTAACATGGGCAGTTATATTACAGACGACTCTGATATCCCGATAATTCTTGAAGATACCAATGATCGTATTGATAGTCCCGGCACCATAGGCAACATCATTAATGCTTTTGCGATGATAAAATACAAGGGGAACTATATCGTTCGTCTATTACCAACCCATAATGTACAATATGAAGACAAACGATCCCGTGTAAGATTTATATCAATTGAATACTGTCATCCAAAAATGGAAAAGTCAATTCCACTTGATGTAAATAGCTGTTATATGCGTGACGGAAATGAACTATTTAGCGTTGGATTTGTTCAGCGCCTTTTGCAATACCAATCACTTCCCTATATATTCGATGAATCATATACTCTCAAACTAATGGACGATTGTATGAGTACAATTGAGCTCAATGCAAGCCAGTACATTCATTTGAGCATACGCAAATTTGCCGTCAAGGATCTGTCCAAGGAGGAGTCCAAGGAGGAGTCCAAGGAGGAGTCCAAGGAGGAGTCCAAGGAGGAGTCCAAGGAGGAGTCCAAGGAGGAGCCCAAGGAGGAGCCCAAGGAGGAGCCCAAGGAGGAGCCCAAGGAGGAGTCCAAGGAGGAGTCCAAGGAGGAGTCCAAGGAGGAGTCCAAGGAGGAGTCCAAGGAGGAGCCCAAGGAGGAGCCCAAGGAGGAGCTTATTGAAGAGGTTATCGCAATTGACGAAACTGGAATCCCGCTCATTCCGCAAAAAATTGAAGAAGAAACTGAATTATAATTTCTACAATACACATATGAGCGACCCCTCGTTATTGAATGACAAATGGGACTTGTACTACCATCTTCCAACCGATTCGAATTGGGACCTGGATAGTTACAAGCCCATTATGAAGGGTGTCAATATCAAGGACCAAATCACGGCACTTAATCAAACAATCAGCAGTTCGGTTATCAAAAACTGCATGTTATTCGTGATGCGAGATTCTATCACACCTCGTTGGGAAGATAACAAAAATCGCGACGGCGGCTGCTTTTCGTACAAGGTTCCCAACAAGCTGGTGACAAGTGCATGGAAACGACTGTTTACGGATGTCTGTATGGAAAAATATGCATTGGATACAAACGTACAGAGCCATATTAATGGCATCACTATATCTCCAAAGAAAAACTTCTGTATCATTAAGGTATGGATGGACACGGTAGAACACACTAACCCTACTCTATTTAATCATATCCCAAATCTCAACGCCAATGGTTGTATATTCAAAGAGCACCAGCCAACCAACTAATGGTTTTACATAATTACAAAATAATGTAAAATTGACAAGTACATGCTTTTTTACGCAAGGAAACAGCTATGAACGAAGCATACGACGAATGTCCTGCACCATATCAAACAGAGAACCATATTGATAACCGCAACTCGATTAAGGCGGTAGAGCTCTGTCTCAATGGTTCGAACTACACCTATTACATTGGGCGGTCCGCGGCGGAAAATACATACCTTGTTAATAATTCCATGCCATGTGATTTGTGGTTCCATCTCGCACAGTACCCGTCTTGCCATGTTGTATGTGCACTGGAAGGGAGAAATATCACCAACAAAAAACTGCTTCGAAAAATCGTGCGTCAGGGAGCAGTGCTTTGCAAAGCAAATAGCAAGCTTCGGGGCGAAAAACGAGTGGCCATTGATTATGCATATATAAGAAACATTGCGGCTACACAAATACCAGGAAAGGTCTTCGTATCGACAATAAAAAAGGAGGTTATTATATAAAATATGAATTGGGTGACAGAAATAGGGGTTGCGACGATATTTTTTATTGTAGGGCAACTGATGCTGAGGAATACATTTGAACAAATAGCCGATCCACTACGCGTGACGATGTTGTTTGCAACTGGCGTAGGCATCGTTGGTCTTGTTGGATTATTCTTGACTACCCCTGGTGAGAGGGAACTACAACCTCTTGCAGCCGGGGCCATTTTCTCACTTGGTTACTATTTTTGGGTCCATGTGATTAGTGCGCGCGTACCCATGGGAATGATACGCATTGTTATGGCAGGACTCGATGTAGCCATCATATCCAGTGCAAGCTACTTGATATTTGGCGATGTATTTACAAATACGAACATATTGGCATCCGTCATAATCTTTGCGGGTCTCGCTGTTGCTGCGCTATAATTGTCTTCAATTCGTTCAAACACCATATAAAAAATAGGCAAGATACAGTCCATTACATGGACGAGAATAACAATGCATTAACGATCAAGACGGTTCAGATCCAACCGATCCGCAACATGATTACCGCCCTTAAGGATATTCTAACCGACGCAACCATTACGTTTACGTCTGACGGTTGGAAAATTATCAACTTCGACAAGACTCATACCATCCTCGTGAATGTCATTCTTGACGCAAACAAGTTTGAGAAATATGTATGTAAGCCTAATAAAATTATTGTATGTGCGAACACGCTTCACTTGTTCAAGGTGATTTCTACCATGTCCAACGACGACACCCTGTCCATCTACATTGATAATGAGGATTACAATGACGGTATTGTCTCACATTTGGGCCTGCAGTATGACAATGGCAACATCAAGCAATGTTATTCACAGAAGCTCAAACTTATTGAGCCTGAGAATGAAGAGTGTGACGTACCTGATGTACAATACTCGACCGTGATTACGCTTCCCACCGGGGATTTCCAAAAAATCATTCGCGACATGAACGGTATCTCCGACCGCATTGAAATCCGATCTGTCGGATCCGATCTCATTTTTTCTTGCGAAGGATCGTTTGCACACAGCACCATCTATCGCTCTGAATCAAACGGTAGTATGGAGTTCATGCAAAAGTCGGATAGTTCCACTGTGATTCAGGGCGAATTTTCGCTTCGAAGCCTCAGTCACTTTATCAAATGCAGCCCTCTGTGCAGCCACCTTGAAATGTACCTGGGGAACGATCTTCCGCTAATCGTGAAATACGACGTCGCGTCTCTTGGAGAAATTAAGCTGTGTCTGGCACCATTGCCATCTATGTAAGTCCGTATTTACATTTTGTAAATACGAAGTTAGTCGAGAATAATGGATGGTTTCCCGTCATCGTATTCAATGCGTCCCACCTCAATCATATCGCCCAGCCCCTCCACGGCGTTATTATAGCTCTCAAGGTCATACAATATGTTGGTCTCTTCATTGAGCGCATACGTCTTTCCTTTGTAGGAGACCTCTTGGGCTGCCCATATGGTGTCTCGCACATTGAGATCGGTACGTTCGCTCTTGTCGACTTCAATGTCGGGGACGGTTCCAAAGTCATTTGACTCGGTTTTTCCGAAGCTGTAGCACGCTACCGCATCGTCATCGCCCGTTCGTCTCGCCGCATACAAAGTACAGTCAAACGCACTGGACTTAACTGCATCAAGAATCTGGTTATTGACACCTTCCTTTATGGATGCCGTTTCAAAGATAGCCTCATCGGTGGTAACCGGCGTATTTTTATCAATCTTGCTGACGTCACGAATACGAAGAGATATGTGTTTGTCACTTGTCTTGTGGTCATTGCTCATAACACTGTGGTACATGTAGACCTTGACGGTACGGAGCTTTTTAGGCAGATCTTCATGACTGCATATACGTCGTGCGCGTCCAATAACTTGTCTTATACGCACCATATGCCAGTAAGGTTCGAGAATGTGAACGAACCTCGTATTCTTGAGACTAATCCCTTCAGCACCAGACGACGTAATCATAAACATCTTGATCACTTCGCCCATGAAGTTATTCTTGTGAATATCCTTGACATACTTAGCAATCTCTGGTGGGATGGCGTCCCAGTTGCTGTTGTATATGTTGCGGACAATCTCCTTCTCCTCGTCGTTTTCCGTTCCCGTGTATAACGCAAACTTAGGCTTGTTCTTATCGGCTTCGGATACCGCAACCGACCACGTCCCGGCGGTACTCTTCTTGAGTTTGAACTCGGCATATCCATTTGCTTCGAGCACGAGTTTCAGTACGCCAATGCCCTCAATCGTACGGAACTGGGTGTAAAGGAGATGGAGCCCCTTATTGTCCGGATGTTCAATATTACCGAGGAGATCCAAAAACTTAGGACTATAGAGAGCGAGCTTGTCGCGCGAGAGATGGATGGAATCGCCGCCGCGCGCCTTCTTGGATAAGTCCTTGAGGGCCTTGGTGATCTGTTTCTGATAGTCCTTTGCCTCCTCTGCCTTTGTCTTGGCATCCTCTTTAGAATCCTCTTCTTCAGCGTCATAGTCGGATCGTTTTGCGAGTTCCTTCGCTGTCATTGCGTCAATATCGTCTTCTGACACATCGTCGCTCTTCTTTGGAACGGGACGCGTCATTCCCGGAGGGAACACAAAGTTACATGCCGCGCGCGAGAATATGCGATACGTGGATGTGAATTTGTAGACATCGTCGGGGTCTGCCTTTGCGGCGCGTTTTGCATTACCCTTCTCCTGTTCGGCTTCGGTTTCGCGGACCTTTTCATAGTACGAGAATTGATGGTCACTCATGACGCTCTTGACGACAAAGAAGTCCTTGCCATCCGCCGTCTTTTCAATGGTGGGCATTAGTTCCTCCTGTGCGCTGCGGAAATGAGAGGTCAGACCGAGGATGCGACGTTTGAGTACATCAGCATTAATGACGTTCTTGGTTTCGGGGTCAATGAACATCTCACTGAACAGTCCAAGGTTGTCGGGCAATGCGGTGTAATTATTCTTTTCAATGGTTTTCTCGTCGATCTTCATGTCATGCTTAGTCAAAATGCGCACCACAGACTGAAGGAATTCGTCGTCGCTGATATTACCCTGCTCGTCCATCTTGATACCATTGTATTTATCAAAATAAGGACGAACGCTGTCGGCTCTTACTTTGCGGGTCTTATTGCCTCGCTCAGGTCGTTGTTTCATGGTTCTTGCGCCACCCAAGTATTTGCGAGCGCGATCGATGGTTCGTTCGAATATACCGTATGGAGTAAACTCGCCACTTTCACCCTTTGACGCACTTTCATACATAGCAATTTCATCTTGTATTTCCTCTTCTTGCATATTATCCATGTTATCCTGATTGGTTGCTTCCTGTTCAGCATATGACAGACGAGCAAGTTGTTGCTCAAATGCGTCCTCTTCGGGTTCCTCTTCGGGTTCCTCTTCGGGTTCCTCTTCGGGTTCCTCTTCGGGTTCCTCTTCGGGTTCCTCTTCGGGTT